TCCAAGAGGGTTACAAGCAAGAAAAACTGTCTGGTCGTCGAAGTCATTCAAAACACTCACGAACACTTTCAGCGCGAGTTTCTTGTCAATTTGCAGCCAAAAGACGACTGGGTCCGCTACTTAGAAGAAGGAAGCATTGTTTTCCTCCTTAATAAATTTTCTTGCGGACATACCCGCGAGTTCAGCGAGTTAGCCCCTTTGGGTCATCAGCTACAGGACTATCAGCAGCTTGCGGCGAAAATGCCTGAGCAGTCAAGCCTTGACTTTTTTCCGCCTGACAGTTCTGTCGTAGATGTCGAGGCCTACAAAGAGCCTGATGATGAGGAATCAAGTCCTGATGTCCAGGAGGACTCAAAGTCGCAAAAGAAGGCTGATTCCATTCATATAAAAGGACTCGAGGAGTCGTTCATGGAGCGGTTTCTGGACGCGATGGACAAGCATGGGTACAGATACAAGGCAGTCTTCGCAAAGCGTTTGATCGAAATTGCGCTGCCTATATATGAGTCAGTTCACGCCGACATAGTGAGTTCTCAGCGCCGCCCATAAAAGATTTTGTACGCCCAGCCGGGCTTGTAGCCCTTCTTTTTGGCGAGGGCCAGTAGTTCAGGCAGGGTTCGCGCCCTGCCTTGCTCTTTTCGTCTTTCTCGGCGCTCGATCACCTCTTGTCGCCGCATTTCCTCGAGGTCGCCCTTCCGCTCTCTAATCTCGCGGCGCGCTTCGACTGGTATTTCAAATCCGCAGCAAGGGCAGACAGGTTGTGGCTTGAAGGCAGCAAAGCACATCGGGCACTGGCGCACCGAGGGCGCAGGCTCATCGTTTTTCTTTGCCTTGGGTTTTGCGTTTAGCGACCAATCGCGAACTTCGTCAACAAAGCCATGTTTGAGAGTGCTGCCAACATGATCCAGAACAATTGCGATCTTGTCGGGCTGTGGCCGGAGGATGCGTCCAACTTGTTGGAGGTAGAGCGCTTCTGATTGCGTAGGCCGAAGAAGGATTGCCGCTGAGACTGCTGGAACATCGGTGCCCTCGGAGACGACATCAACGGAGCAAAGTATTTGAGTGCGACCATCGGCCAGGCCAGAGATGGCGTCGTCGCGCTCCTCCATCGACATGTTGCCGGTCACGAGTTTGGCGCGATAGCCGGCTGCGTTGAAGCCATCACATACAGATTCAGCGTGAGCTACTGAACAGCAGAACGCGATAGCAGGAAGACCGTCAGCATGGCGACGGTAATGACTAATGGAATCACCAGTAATTGTGGGGCGATCCATCGCCTTAGAAAGCTGATCATTTGCGTAATCCCCTGCGCGTGTTTTGACGTTGCTTAGATCTGCGATGACAGGCGGCGCGAATACTCGGTGTTGTGACAAGAACCCAAGCTTTGTGAGTTGCTCTACGGATGGCCCTGAGATGAGGGTTGAGAAATGGCCTCCAAGGCCGCGACCGTCGAGTCGACTTGGTGTTGCGGTGACACCTATGACTTTTGCGTTTTTGTAGTGGAGGAGGACTTTGTCCCACTGTCCAGCAACTGCGTGGTGGGCTTCATCAATGATGATTAGATCTGGCTCAACCGGCACTGTGCGCAACCGTCGAGCCAAGGTTTGAACAGAAGCAACCTGAACCGCGTGAGCCGATGGCTTGAATCCTGCAGCGATGATTCCGTGTTTGACGCCTGCTTTGGCGAGCTTGTCTGAGGCTTGTTTTACGAGCTCACGACGGTGAACAAGGATGAGAACATTGCGGCCTTTGGCGTTTGCAAGCCGGCAGATTTCACTGAAAACAACTGTTTTGCCTGAGCCAGTGGGCATGACAAGCAATGCCCTTGAGTGGTGATTCATTGCAACCCTGAGCCGCGCGATGGCCTCCTCTTGGTACGAACGCAATGCCATGGAGGGTTGCAAGATCTGCGTGGAGGCTATAGGATGCGGCAGCAACGCGCAAGATGTTTATGGGCTTTGGCATCGAGATGACCAACGCGGAGTATCACGCGCACAAAGCCATTTCAAAGAGCAAGCTTGATGCTGCTCGCAAGAGCGGTCGACATCTGTACGACATGTTGTACGGCCCGCCACGCGACTCGACAGCTGCGTTTGACATTGGCACGGTGGTTCATGCATCTGCGTTGCCAGGCGAAAACCCTGATGAGATTGCAGTGCGCATGCCTGAGGGCGTGAAGAAGACAACTAAGGAAGGTATTGCTTTCAAGAAGGAGCACCAGGACAAGATCATCCTGAATTCATCTGACGCCTATGCCGTCGACCAGATGATGCTGTCTCTGCGAGAGCATCCATTCACTGCGGGTCTCGTCAATGGCGAGCTAAAGGGTAAGTCCGAGCGAAGCTTTTTCTGCACTGATCAGGAGACCGGCCTTGAGTTGAAGGCTCGTCCTGATTTCATCCTTGATGACTGCTCACTGATTCTTGACCTAAAGACCACTATTGATGCGTCGCCGAAGGGCTTTCAGCGCAGCGTTGCCAATTACCGCTATTTCGTGCAGGCATCGCATTACCTCGATGTAATTGAGGGCGCGACAGGCACGCGGCCACAGGCGTTTCTCTTTATCGCCGTAGAAAAAACTAGACCTTTTTCGACGGCTGTGTACATGGCTGACCAGGCCATGGTCGATCTTGGGAAGCAGCAAGCTCGCGAAGACTTAAACAACATTGCGCAGTGGATCGCTGACGACAAGTTTCCTGGCTATTCCGAGCGCGTAGAAGAGCTTTCTTTGCCGAAGTGGATGCTGCCGAAGGAAGATGGCAGCCCTGCTGACCACCAACCTATTGAGCTTTATTGATGGATGGCCAGCCCACATTGGGGCACACGGCCCCAAGACGTTATTGCTGCAGCGAAGGCCCGTGCTGTTGCTGCACTTAAGGAAAAGGACCCCAAGCTCACTGCTTTAGAACGCGCTTTTTACGAGGTTTACAAACAACGATGGTGACCAAGATGGTGACGACAACCCACAAAGTTCAGCTCACTCTTGCTGCAACGACAGCTAGCCGATATCAGCAACTTGCTGACCTGCATGGCGTTTCGCTGGTTGAGATGCTCAGGATTGCCCTTTACGAATGGCAGTTCAAGCATCACAACGAGCATTTAGAAAAGTTTTCCTGACGACCGGGCGTCCTTTCTACCCCGACAAGGTGTAAGTCCCGGCCTATACATCCAGCTACTTTCTTATGGCACGCCACATCGGTTCAAAGAACAAGACTCGCGTCGAAATGACACTCTCTCCTTGGTACGGAGAGAAGCTCAAAGAGCTGCGCGTTGATTCTGGTTTCGACAGTGACCAAGCCTTCTCGACTTGGCTCTTGAAGAACACGGTTCAAATTCTCTGCGGCCAGCGTGAGCCTCAAAATCAAAAGCTTGGCGACCTGCGCCTGCGCATGGAGCAAGCCCTTCCTGCCCCTGTGGTGATCAATGAGTGAGTCAACCGCTTTAACCCAGGTCCCGCAGGTCTCTGGGTCTATTTATCTCAGCGAGGCAAGTTTTGACTTTGCGCAGCGTCAAGCGCGCATGCTGGCTGAGTCTTCCTTTGTTCCCAAGGAATTCAAGGGTCAGGCTGGGCTGTCTAACTGTGTTGTCGCTGTTGGTGTTGCGCGCAGGATGGGCATGGACCCCACTTACGTCTGCCAGTCGATCAACGTGATCAACGGTAGGCCTAGCTGGAAGTCTGAGTTCATCAGTGGTGCTATCCAAGGGTGCGGCAGGTTTACTGACTTCGGCTATGTCGAGACAGAAGATTCCTGCCAGGTGGTTTGCAAGCGTGCCGATTCTGGAGAGGAGGTGCGTGGCGTAAAGATCACCCTGGAGATGGCAAAGGCTGAGGGCTGGACGCGCAACACCAAGTGGCGGTCAATGCCTCAACGGATGCTTCGTGCTCGTGCCGTGAGCTTTTTTGGCAGGGACTACATCCCTGACATCCTCAATGGCATGAGCAGCGTCGAAGAAGCTGAAGTGATCGAGGCCGAGATCAAGGTTGCACCCAGTACTGCTGAGGACAAGCTTGACAAGGTTGCGAGCCTGTTAGCGCCTAAAACTGACCCTGTGCCAGTCCCTGAACCCGAGCCCGCTTCCGATGTCATCGAACCCGACGATTTTTTTGACTGACGAGCAGCTAGCAGAGCGCTGGCAATGTCATCGTCAAACGTTGATTCGATGGCGAGCCAAGGGCGTTGGCCCGAAGTTCGTCAAGATCAGCAATCAAATTCGCTACAAGCTCTCAGACGTGGAAGCGTTTGAAGAGGCAAACACCGTAACTCCGGAGTAATCCATGGAATTCAAGCTCAACTCCAACATCTTCAAAAACACCGTTGAAGATCAGCAACGTCTGTATGGAGACAAGTATGACCCCAACAAAAACTATCCAGCTTTTACTGGCACTTTGAATATTCCTAGAGGGCAGGTTGTTGAATTTGTAGAGCACTTGCAGTTCGCTCTTCGCACAGAGCTAAAGCATGATGAGTACCTGGGCGATGACATTGTCCCGATCAAGATCTCTGGCTGGCAGAAAGAATCAAAGAACGGGAAAAAGTTTTTGAGCCTGCAGTACACGCCTGATTACAAGACTTTGATGGCTGCTCGCGAAGCTAAAGAAGCTTCAGAGATTGCTGCTCACCAAGAATCGCTAGACAAATCCGCGGCTAGCCTTGCGCAAGGCACAGGCGGCACTGTCGTGTCGACTCAACAAGAAGACATTTTCTGATGGACACTCCGGACTCTCCGATTGAGCTAATGCGATTGCACCTTATGGCGCAGTTGGATGCCTTTCCGGAGGGTTCGACCATTCAGTTGCCCGCAAAGACCTTGCGTGACTTCTACGAGCATTACAGCGACTGCCTCCAGGTCATTAAAGAACAACAACTTGTGATCAATGCACTTATCGAAAACAGCTGAACGGCTTGGCGTCACCATGTTGCGCTGGGGCTCTAGTCGCCCAGTTTTTCTGGTTGAGCCTCCTAGTTGGACGGTTCAGCACTTAAAGCCTCTCTCGCCGGCGCCTCTCCCGGCGAACATCTCACCTATTGGCAGAGCTGGCGCGTGGATTATTCGACGAGCCAACCCATTGGCTTACATCAATTTGCAAGGCAGTGCCATCAAGGTGACTTTGCCTTAGCATTGCGTCTTGTAGTACTTGCAAATGGATTGCCCTTTTTACAAAAGCGACTATCTAGGGCGCGTTGTCTATTTTACGGAAATTGAAGGACTTACTCCTTCAGAAGTTGCTTCCCTAAAAGTTGAACTTAGGGTTGCAGTTTCAAATATGAAAAGGAAGCATGCACAGGAGGCTACTTCTGGCGATCCTGATTGGCTTTACGCCATATCGTTGAAAACAGAAATTTGCGAAGAGTTTTTAGCAAGGATCGACGAGATTACTGATGTTGACGCTGAGGCAAAGTTGAATCACTATCACCTCCTGTGTTTGCGGCAAGAAATTTCTAACGCTATGGGGACCAAGCAGGCTAGGGAAATGTTTGACAGGTCTCGAAAAGCCGCTGCATCGCACCTTCGCAAGGAGTCAGAGTCTTGAACAAGTTCCACTGGAATGACAACCATCCACAGTCTCAATATGGAGATGGCATCAGCCACCCAAGGAAAGGCGCTCGCACAAAACCTTTCAAGCTACTGGTGCGAAATCAACAGGCTGCACCAATGATTTGGCGTACTGACGCTGAAAACAAAACAGCTGCAATCAGGTACGGCAAAGCTCGTTGGCCTGATGCTTGCATCGAGGTAATTAAGTGATGGACCCACGTTTTCACGTCAAGCCGATCAGCGCGACTTTCGAGCCGCAGCGCTTGATCTGGCTTGCCATGCATCAGGACTACTACGAAGGGGCTGTCGCCGACGTGCAGGCTCCGCCAGAAACTGAAGCCGGCGAGCTTGTCGTTAAGCATTTGCTTCTTGGCGAGCGTGGCCACTACGGCCCGTTAGAGCATCCGTCTATCAGCTTTGCTGTCTCCGGCTTTCCACACTGCGTAATGCAGCAGGCCAGGACGCATCGAGTTGGCATCAGTTTTGACGTGCAGTCAATGCGTTACACCGGAAAGCGCATTGTCTCTCTGGCTCACCAAGAAATTGACGTTGAGGACGTGTTTTATTTCCGCGCAGTCGGCAGCTATGTCGACAGGTTTGGGAAAAAATATGCCTACACGAAAAAGACCAGGGAGACTGATATCGAAGTTGCCAAAAGACTGGCAATGGTTTACGCCTACAAGATCCAAGAAGGCTATTCAGAGGAGCATGCTCGCAGCATGCTGCCTTTTGACTTTCGTCAAAACTTTGTTGTTAGCTTTAATCTAAGAAGTGCGCTCCATTTTCTTGATCTAAGGTCAAAGCTTGATGCACAGGCTGAAATCGTAGATTTGTGCAACCTGATGGTGCCATTCCTGCAACAATGGGCGCCTGAGGTTATGAATTACTACATCGAGAAACGCCTAGGCAAGGCGCGTTTGGCTCCATGACGCTTGAGGATGCGTTGAACGAGCTGTATGAGGGTCGAACCAACGTTGCGATCCAAGCAGCTCTTGTTGGGATGGCTAAAACCGAGCTGCAACAGGTGTTTCGGGACTATGTGTCCTCAAGGGGAGGCTTCACTGATGATGTCTGGCAAAAAGATGTGGAACTTTCCTGGCCTTACATCACTTAGGCCATCAAAATTGGTTGCGGACTAAGACCGGCTCGCGCGCCTGACGCCCCTCACACCTGATCCGCTGCAGGTCACTTGTCCTCGCCCGTTTCAGGGTGAAGAAGCCACAGCATAGCCATGTATCAACCAACTGCAGGGACCAAATCGGTCGGAGTTCATCTTGTGACACTTGGGGTTGTCCCTTTGTTCAAGCCTTGGTTTTTTGATGGAGCAATCGTGTACTGGGGGCCTCCATGCCAGACGCATAGCGCTGCACTTGAAGCGGCTGAGATACTAAAGGCGACATGCCAATAACTTGTGGCATCTTTGCGTTATCACGCTGGACGAATGGTCCTCAGTGAGGATGGCGATGGCTGGCGAGTAAAGATAAAAACCAAAGACCAGAAAGTTTTCTACAAGCTCTCGGCAACCGAACTTGAACAGGCCGTCCTAGAGGCGGAGCAATTGTATGCAGACGCAAGGGCTATCAGTAGTTCTCAGCCACGCTGCATGGACTGCATACACTGGGAAATAGTAAAAGCCAGCTGCAATGTTGGCTGCCCTGAAGGGAGGATGACCGGTGGAACCTTCGCCAAAGACTGCGCCTATTTCTGGCGGCATCCCGACTGATGCGATGGATTACGGCGATGGTTATTACATCACACAAGGAGTCGAGCCAATTGGCGAGCCGCGATACTGCAGCTGTGGCCCCAATGGCGAAAGGCAGTTCTCTAATGACCTTTGGCAAGCAGACATCTACATCCAACACATGAAAAATGCCAAAGCCAACGATCAAGCGCGTAAGTAAAAACGGCTCTTGGTTCTGGGAAATTGAATACTCGGGAATGACTAGATACTTCCCGGAGTCAGTGGACTGGTCGGCTCATCAGTTCTACGAGCGTGTCTGCAAGGCTTACTCGTGTGCAGCCTCCCAGGCATCACGCTCTGCGATGTGACCTACGGCCTGCTGCAAAAGCTTTGCTTGATGCCAGTTGGTGCGGACTAGCGACACGCACATGGTTCGCAGTGCATCGTCGTCATCGCAACGCTGAACGTCGCGAACGTTTTTCTCAAGCTCGAGCTCCTCCTCAAGGCTTTGGTTGACGACCATCCAGTCTGCCCAGCCCATAGCCTTGAAGATTCTTCTCAAGTCATGCCACGGACGGCATGACTGTCAAGTGGTTGTTGTAATGGCCAGTCTCTGCATAGCTTTTCATTGGGACGTTGGACATCATGTGAAACACCATTTGCCCAATTTTCAGGCCGGGGTACAGCGGCAAAGCATGATGCAGGCGCTCGTTCTTCAATTCGAGCGTGAGCTTGCTTCCGTGCCAACCTGGGTCGCACCAGCCAGCAAGAAGATGATTGACGCCAGCCCTTGCACGGCTTGACTTGAGTACAAATTGGCCGCTGATGTCTTCTGGAAGATTAAAGAGCTCAAATGTCTCAGCCAAGCAAAACTCGCCGGGCTGAAGCATGAACGGCTCATCTTCTGTCTTGTCGGCGATGTTGATACGCACCAACTCAGGGCTATAGATGCTTTCGACCATCAAGTAATCGCCCAGCCGCAAGTCCAGACTGGCTGGATTCAGCAGCTCTTCATCGAATGGAACGACCATTTGGCTTTTCCGGCATCGAGCCTTGATCTCCCAATCACAAAGAACTGCCACTCTTAAACCGTAAAACGCAATCTTACTCAGCTTCTTCGAGGATTTTCCTTTCGTTGTGATATGGCCCTTTCTGATACATGACAGTTACATCTCGAACCCACGGCACTAGCCAGTCATTCACTCTTGAGCACTGATCCCAGTTCGCTGGCTTGGCGCATTGCACAACGACCGTGGTCCAAAAAGCGCTGGTGTAGGCCCAAACCCAATAGAAGCTACTCATTCACCAAAATCACCCAGCCGGTCTTTGAACCCTCTGACTGCCAGCGTTGATAGAAGGCAGCCTGCCTCACGCGGACGTTGCGTCCTAAGTGCGGATTGCTGTGACCGCCTTTTTCCATCTCTGGATAACCGCGAGGGTCTTGCATGATCCACTCAGGATCATTGCTGTTCTTGCCCGCGTAACCACTGATCACGCTCCAATGGCCACAGCCCAAGCCATTGCACATTGGTGGTTCGCCACGAAGCATGTTTCCGGCGTGCAACCAGCCAACCAGTACTGGCCTGCCGTTCTCAATCTCTAGCTCCAACATGTCAGCATCGCCGTCTTTGCGGAACTCAGCCTCCAAGCCCAGGCTGCGCAATGCAGCCAGCTGAGCCTCTACTGACGTGCTGTCTCCGTATCTCGCACGTACTTTGTTGTACTCATCATCTGTCTGAACTTTCTTGTAATACGCCGCCACCATCGCTGCGGCTGAACTGAAGCATTCCCTGTAACCAGTGCCTGTCTCGTTGTCGAGCTGTTTGAAATATGGCATGTAGATCTGCTGGTCATATCCACTCTCTTTCCAGGCTTGAAACCAAACTGCGTCGTCTTCCTCCAGTAATTCCGGCGGCATTGACTCCTCAAGCTGTTTAATTGCAGCCAGCTGATGGGGCGTACCACGAAAAAACTGGAAGAACGGCAGAAGAGCGAAGGCCATGCCTGTCAACAGCAGGGTCAGTCGGATGATGCCGGACAAGCCTTACTTTTCAACTCTTGTGTCAGGGAGCAGCATTTCACGCACATGCTTGATCGCAAGATCGTCTAGATCGTTGTCAGTCCTGGCGACAATCTTCTCGAGCATCGCCACGATCAATTCCTTAAACGCTCTTGATTTCCAAGCGGTCATCAAGATCGGCTTGAGAATTAGAAGCATTGAACTGCCTCAAATAGCACTATTACGTTAGTGCCTGTCAGTGTGTCCTTCCAGTCGGGCGACCGAACGCTCTAATTCGTTCAATCTTGCAAAGACTTCCATGTCTTTGGTTTTGATGTCGTTGTGGAGAATGTCTAAACGGCCAGCAAGATTATCAACAGCAGCCGTTAGCCGAATCAAGGAGTCCTGCCCTTGACGACTTTGACGGCTAACGCCTGACACTCCTAGGCCCGCCACAGTGATTGACGCGCCAGCAACGGCAGCCCAGACTTCAACCACGACCCGCCCCTCAAGCTCGACTAATCATGGCAGAACAGCAGGAAGGACAGGAACAAGAGAAGGATTTTTCATTACTTGGCGACTTTGTACGTCTTGCAGTGCTGACTTGGTCAATCGCCATGCTCAGCCTTAATTACTTGGGCTACGTCAAAGCAATGGACCCAACTTTCCCGGCATCTTTGCTGACAGGAACCATGGCTTCTTTCGGCGTCAATGTCGGCCGCGCCAATGGCAAGAAAAAAGACGATGTGCCTAGAGTGGAAGAAACAACTGCGAAACGATGAAACGGCTTGCTTTTGTATTGGGGCTAACCGTTTTGGGTGCACCAGCGCACGCGGATATTACGCATAAGATCCAATCCAGCGTTTCACTATCGGTCGATGGAGCAGGATCAGTCGCCGCTCGAATCCCGTCTACTTATTCGATATCTGGCAATAACATCACTTTGGACACTGCTGGTGGTCTTGGCACCCTCACTGCCGGTTCCGCTGTTGGTTACACTCCTGCCGATTACAGCGTTACTACTGCTGGTGACGCTTTCAGCCTTACAGAGTCGTTTATCGAAGGGGACGCAACGCCCTCCGCGACCACCGTCAGCAGCGGAGTAGTTGGATCTTTGCCAATGCTCGGCAGCACTACAACGACTTCAGGCGGCGTGGCTGGCAGCCTTGCCGGCACCTTGGCAACTGACGGTGCTCTCGCGATTACGGCCGGCGGGGCAGGTACTCAGGCTGTGGGTCAAATCATCCAAGAACTCAGCATCAAATAATGTTGGCCGCAATTTGGATTGCATATGGCGCGTTCTGCACCATGGCTTTTATCGCTCCTGAGGCCAAAGCAATTCCTGTCGTCCCAAATTTCCAGCAAGGCACTCTCAAGTCAACTACTAAAACCAAAACCAAGGTCAACGAAGTAATCAACTCTTACGAATATCGGACTGGCTACGAATACGCTGTTTCCGGCACGAACATACGCCCAAGCGGGTCTATCGCTCCTATGGGCTTATCGGTCACCACTAACACTATTGGAGGCATTTCTAGCGCTTGGCGAGGCCTTGATCCATTAAGCAAGCCATCTTGGAGCCTTGTGAAAGATGGAGCAAGCTTTCAGTTCGTTGAAACACTTTCCGGCCCAGGTCTTGTTAATCACACGGTGATCGAGCGAGACACCGAAATCGAATCTTTGACCGAAACTCTGAGTACATTTACCCAATGAAGCGAGTCATAGCAGCGCTTTTGCTTCTAGCAGCCCCAGCGCAGGCCCAAGTTTCAGGAACAGCCGCGCCAATCGCAAATAGTTCTGGAAGTGTTACAAATCAGGCTGTTCAAGTAGTGCCAAGCAGGCAATTTACTAATGCATACGGCGGAGGGATTAGCTGTCAAGGTTCCACTTTGAACTTCAATCCTTTCATCAGCTCTACTACCAGCTGGGCTTCTCCATATGAAGCGACTTACCAAGAGCCGGTATACGACACGCTCGATATCACTGGCGCGTTCGATTCGGAAGGTAATGCCATCCCGGATGGCCGGCCCGATAATCCGGGCAATGTCCTTTTCTATAAACCTATTCGCACGGGCCAGAAAAGCAATTTCTCAATCAATGGCGGCATCACGGCCACGATCTCAATTCCGCTGGATCGCCGACACATTGAGGCGTGTCAAAGGGCTGCCGAAAAGCAAGTAGCACTTCTGGACGCTCAACTCGCAGACAAGCGGCTGAATTACGAGCTTGCTCGGCTGAAAAATTGTGCCGAACTTTTGCAAAAAGGCATCATGTTTCACCCTGACTCGCCTTACGCAAAAATTTGCGCCGATGTCGTGCTAACCAATCCGCCTGGGACCATCCCTCCGCATACTCATTCCATCACTTCCGCAAAGAACGCTGAAACTGACGGCGCTGCCAAGCAGACTCGACAGTAACCTTCTTGCCTTGAAGCGCCTTGATTTTCTTTATTGCTTTTTTGACGGTTGGCTTAACCGCTTTAAGCATGAAGTCGCCAAGGGGTTTCGCAAAAATGGCAGCCGTCGTCGCCACCGCAGCGACTGTCGCAGTCGTAATAACAACAGGCGCACCAGGAAGGTAGTTGCCGATGATGCTTGGTATTCCAAGCGGCTCATAGATCGTCTCGCATGTCCCTTCGTCGTTTCTCTTGTAGCCGATGACAATTGCTGTTTGAGCTTTGTTCTTGGCACCTAAAGGAATTGCGTCAGGTGGAGGACACGGCAATTCCTTGGCTACGTTTAATTCGTCGAGCAAATCGCTTGGCAGAAGGGGTCGTTGTTGCGGCTGGGTGCCAAGGCCAGCCGTTTTTTCTGAATCCCCAAGTCCTGAGACTTTTGCCGCCCCAGCAGGCATCAAGCCTGGGGTGAAATCAAGCGGGCGGTATGAAGGCATCTCTGCGCCGCATACAACGATGTTGCCTCTTGGATCATCCGTGTACGCCGCTTCATTGCCAGGCTGCGCATTTCGAGTTTCAACACAGCCCGGAATGTCCGCTACCGGAAAGCCCAGCATCAAGGTCACTGGCGGAGCTTCCGGGATGCTTTGAGGCGGCATTGCCCTCCAAGCCGGAATCTCCGGCACAGAAATGCTCGTGATGCTGATATCAGGAATCCGCGGCATTGAGCCTTGCAATGGCACGACGCAAGTACCACTCTGCTTTTTGCAAGTCTTGAACGGCGTTTTCCTTATGCCATGCCCGAAGCAAGTACTTCAAGGCATTGCCCACCAAAAATCCAACAACAGGCTCTGGTGCGGCAGAGACAACATCTTCGATGACGTCAATAGCCTCAACACGACCTTGCTTGTAGTGAGAGGGGTGATTAACCAGATCGCTCATGGAAGCTTAATTGGCATCGCTGGCCCAGTCTGCGTCGGGAGCTCTGGCATCGCATTGTCGATCTCAGCAGGCACCAACTCTGTAACCATGCCAGTCAGTTCACCTTTCAGCTGGCTGATGTAGTGCTTAGTGATTGACGGAATGCGCGTATAGAAGACAACTGTTCCAGCGACCATTGCGCCCGACATCACAAAAGATGCGGCAGCCATTACGTTGAAAAGCTTCTGCATGGCAAGAAAAAACCCCTCCTGCTGTGTGAGAACCAGAAGGGGTGCAGCTCTACGCAATTACAAACTAGCTCAGAAGCCCCACTTGAGTCCGAGCTTGCTTCCGATTGAAAGCTCGTCGCCAGTGATGCCGCTCAGCTCTCCATAAACAGAGACGTTTTCGGCAACAGAAACAGAGCCGCCAAACTTGCCAGCAAGTTCAAACTCCTGATCTTCGCCGTCAGGCATGACGATTGCAGGGCCACCTTGGATGTAGTAGCTGTAGGCACCCGAAGATCCCTCAAAACCTACGTCCAGGTTTAGCGTTCCGCCAAGCCAATCTTCGCCATAAGAACCGCCGTTAAATTCCGGGTTCACATAGACGTCGGCGAGAGCAGGAGATGCCAGCGCAGCTGCTGAAACGGCGACACCACTCGCAATCAGAGTTTTGATCATTGGAAGAGGAATTAACGTTTTCCTTGGCCACGATACTTCTTCCGTCCATGGGACGGTTTTGAATGTGATCCATTGCCTTGACGAGTCTTTTTAGGCCTGCTAGGGACGAAACTTTGTCCAGTCAATGATTTAGCCATCAGCCGGCAAATTGTTGATACTTCTTGGCAAGGCCGGTGTAGACACCGTGCATCGGATGAACAGGATCATCCCGGCGGTCAAACAAATACAACTCGTTTAACCATGCGACGCGATTGTTCATCGCTTCGATGTCCTCAGCGCCAGGCTTAGAGGGGATCATTGGGTCAGGGCGCTCCATCATTAGGACGGTTCGGTCGGCCATGTCACTGTAAAAGGGAATCCCTCTTGCGCTGTAATGTCACGCAGAGCTTGACGATAAGTCGCCCACGCAACGGTGTCGCCAGGTGCATCCTTAGTTTGAGTCCAGTCGGAATCCGATAAAAGCCGGTCACGATCTGCGCGAATGTTGGTGGCAGCCGTTTGCTCCGGAAGTTGTAGCAACGTCCAAGCTTGAGTCCACACATCATTGACGAGATTCACGCTTTGAACTGGGCGATGCGTGTTGCGATCAAAGTCTGGAACGGCAGTTGCTACGACTGGGTAAACGTTGAATTCCGCTAAAAGATTGTCAGACACTTCTGCTGGGAAAGAAGTGGCAGGATTGTCTCGGCGCAAATCAGAGACAGAGTAGGGAAAGCTCTCGGGCTGACCGTTGGAAAGCTTGACGTACATGGCTTAGGAGATAGTGAAAGCCACTACCTGGTCAGTGTCTGGATCGGTTACAAAAAACTTAGAGCCATCGGGCTTGAAAGCAATGCCATATGCACGGTTTGCTTTGCCATTCGTGTAAAAAGTGTGAGTGTGACTTGCTGTCGTGACATCCCAAGCAGTAGACAGTGCTAATTCGTGGACTCTTGGTCCTCCGCTACTGATATACATACGAGTCCCGTCCTCATCAAAGGCTAAGCCGTAAGGGTTGCCTTCTATGCCCTCAAGATCAAATGACTTGTTTGCATAGCTTGCATATCCCGCGTTCCAAGCCACTGTCACGTTGTACTGGTAAACAGTGTCGTTCATGCCTCCAAGTACATAGCATTTTGTCCCGTCGTCTGGCTTGAAATAGATTCCCCTCGGTCGACCGTCCTGCGAGCTTACGCTTCTATACGTAAAACCACTAGCCGTAGAAATATCCCAAGCAGTACTGCAATTCCATTGATTTATTTCATCGCCAGCTTCCCCAACGACGTAGAAACTTGTGCCATCAGGCTTGAAATAAAGGCCTACAGGAGCACTTTCTGAGGCCCCAATATAAAGCCGTGAGTCATAGCTGGCCGTTGAAATATCCCAAGCCGTTGACAAATGGTATTCATTGATTTCGTCGCCAGAGCCGCCGACGACAAACATTTTTGTTCCGTCTGACTTGAACGCAATTCCTTTAGGGGTGCCGTCTTGACTTCCTACGGAAAACACTTCCGTCGTTGGTTGTGAGTAACTAGCAGTAGACAGGTCGTAAGCAGTAGTTAACCCGTACTTCCAGACCACATCTTGGCCTTGACCTGTCATGAACAATGCCGTGCCATCTGAATTAAAAAAGATGTCCTCTGGAGAATATTCTTGGCCGCTGACGGAAAAGTTGTCCCCCAGGGAGATGCTTCCAATGTTGTAGTCTGTGCTTAAAATCCATTCATACACCTTATCGGTGAAAGCCCCGACAAAGAAAAAGGACGAACCGTCCGGCTTAATAAAACATCCTTTGGTGTCCCGGTCTTGGTAGTAAACGCTTCTCCGTCTGGTGTAACTGCCTGTGCTGATATCCCATGCTGTTGACATGGTGTATTCATGAGCCCTGTCATTTTCGTTGCCTACGATCCAAAACTTTGACCCATCTGATGCGATGTCAAAGCCAAGAAGATACTCTTCTCGGGAGTTAACAGAAACACTATCCGTGTAGCTGGCCGTTGAAATATCCCAGGCGGTCGAAAGGGCATACTCATAAATTGAATCAGTGGTGTAGTCCAGGACATACATTTTTGTCCCGTCAGACTTGAATCGCACCTTCCGCGGAGCAGTGGCTTGCCCCGAAACATCAAAGCTTTGCGTGAAACTTACTGTAGACATGTCATAAGCTGTAGATAAAGCATATTCATGTACCTTGTCCTGAACAAAGCCCGTCGTGTACATCTTTGTCCCATCGCTCTTAAAAGCAACAGAGGTAAGTCCTCCTTCCTGACTCAGATACACAGAATTGTTTGGAGTACCTGTAAATGAGGCGTATTCCAACTGCCAAGAATGGTCAGCTTGAGGCTGGCCTTTTGCTCTGAGAAAATGATTTCTCATGCCACATCACCAACGTGCGCTCCATAAAGCGTAGAGCTAACTTTCCATAACTCGATGACGCTATATCCACTAGTCGCCAGTGTTGGCGCGGAACCGCCGACCCAAGTCATTGTCGGCCAGGTCACGGCATACGACGTACCATCGGCCACCATGATAAGCATCGACTCACCTGCCGCAAAATTGCTTGCAGTCGCAGTGCGACTTGCGCCCAATGTCCACAGTTGAATAGGACCGTTTGCAGGATCTAAGTCAACGCTTGCACCATCGGTGATGGTAAAAACTGTCTCGCTTAGAGCAGTTAGTTCAAACTCTGAAATTGAGTTGTCAACGTGGTTCAGGTTGATCGCCATGATCAAACATCCTCCGCTTCTGCAAACTCAGGTTGCGTTTTCAGCCACGCATAACCCATCGCCAACGGCGTGCTGCCTGCTTGTAATTCACTTGTTGGAAACCTGAATGGACGCTCAAAAACTGGCATCGCATCAGCATTACGCGCATCGCTGTTGGCGTAATAGGCAACGAAAATGTTTGTCTCAAGCTTTTCAGACTGGATCATGATGATCCGCGCGTAAGTATTGGCAACAGGAATGCCAATGTTGGTTTCATCGAGGGAAGTTGTTAAAGCCATGATCAGAATCCCATTTCGGTGGTTTCAACTTTGGCCACCCAGCGAATCGTAGTGGAGGCTTGGCCAGTCACCACAAGCTTGAGACACCCATTGGACGTGTCGGCAGTGATGGCGACGTCCCAATCGGCCGCACCGGAATCATACGCAATATCGTTTTTAATTACCGTGCCAACAAGTGCTGTTGTTGATGCAGAAGCCCCGCGCTTGATTGCGCCCTCAAACGTCCAAGCCCTTGTGTTGCCAGCGCCAGTGACGCCTGCGATTACATTTCCTTTGAAGTAATACGCAGTGTTGTTGTCAAGCTTGACTTGGTTCGTCGAGGATGCGCTATTGCTATTGCTTCGCAGAGTCGTCGCGGTCGCATCTGTTGTTTGAGCGCCCAAAAGAAGCAAGCCCAGCTGAGTGACGCCAGCCTTGTCCTGAATTGGTATTTTTGAGCCCGGGATGACAACCTTGCCAACCGTGCTTCTTGTGTGACCCCTTTGGCCACCTATGACTACAGAATTTTGGCTATTAGCGATGTGATACGAACCAGCAATTGTTGCTGATTGCGTTCCTGAAGGCTGGCAATAGTAGCCAGCCAGCCTTCCAGCATCAGTGCCGCTAGTATTACCTGCGTAACCACCAACTGAGCCCGTTCGAGACCCGCTTGTTGACGTGGCATAGCCATGACAAATACTATGAAATCCAGAGGCGGATGTATTCTCACCGCCAGCTAGCGAATAGTAACCAGTCCCGGCTACGCAATTTTTGCCGCCTACAATTGAAGAATAAGGGCCTGTAACTTTGTTGTTTACTCCTCCGCAAATTACTGAATAACCTGCACTCGCAACTTGATTGGCATTACCGCGAAGTTTTTGAAAGTCAGTTGCGTAAGACCCTCTTTTGTCCCCACCTGCAGCAGCCGCATCAGGGACTTGAGCAAGAGTTGCGCCAGTCCCTTTCGCAACAAATGCAACGTCGAGATTTGTCTGCGTAGAGTCAGTCGCTGTCAGCGCATCAACGTACTTAGTGTCGTTAGGAGAAGCCGTTTCTTGGCTTTCTACAAACTCCGAAAGACCACCACCGCCACCGCCACTTCCGACTTCAACGACCGTTCCACCGTCGGTTTTTGTAAAAACTCCACCATCAGTGGTATTGATGGCGAGTTCGCCTACGACAAGATCTGAGGCACCAGGATCAGTGGTGCCTCTTTTCTGCTTGATCGTGTTTGCCATCAGAAGGTGCCACCGTCAATGTCAAAACTGGAAGCGGTTCCATTCTCAAGAAATGTCACCAAGTCGCTAAGAGCGACTTGCTTCATCGTTCCAGCGTCGTTGACAACGACTCGGTCAGCCGCTGCCAACGTGGTTGATGTCGCAGAAGTGCCGCCGTCTAAAAGATTGAGCTCAGCCGTTGTGGCAGTAACGCCATCCAAAAGATTGAGTTCAGCTGTCGTAGAAGTGACGCCGTCAAGGATATTGAGCTCAGCAGTAGTTACTGTGGCCCCATCAAGGATTCCAACCTCAGTTGCAGTCAGTGCTGCCAGAGCCGCTGGTGCTCCGTGCTGCATTCCAGCAAGTGTTGCCAGGTCTGCGTCATAAGCCTGAACATCAGTGCCAATAGCAAGGCCAAGATTGGTGCGAGCTGCAGAGGCGCCACTCGCTCCAGTGCCACCATCTGAAACGGCAAGCGTTCCAGTGATTGAAGACGCTCCAAGATCAACCGCAATCTCAGTCGATTCAATTACAAGGCCACCATTAGCCTTGAGATCTGCACTTACGGTTGAACCAGAGACATCAATGCCGTCTCCAGCCGAAACATTCGTGCCACCACTTGATGCGATCGTGATCGAGCCAGCAGCTTCAGTGATCGTTATATTGCTGCCGGCGGTCAGTGTTGAAAGCGTGTAATCAGTGCCATTGCCGATAAGCAATTGACCATTGCTTGGAGCAGTGGTTACTCCGGTGCCACCGTAAGCACGACCAATCGCGGTACCGTTCCAAACACCAGTTGCAATCGTGCCAACACTGGTCAGGCTTGAAGTTACAACGGTAGATCCAAGGTAGCCTGCGCCAAGAACAGCGTCGTCGCCAATAAAATAGTTTTTAGTGCTAGGGATCTGGAAGTGCTCAGAAGATCGCCATTCGCTAGCTGAATTGTTGTAAGTAATCGTCTTGTCGGTTCCTCCTTTCAGAGTGATGCCACCGCCATCGGCAGTACTGTCAGTTGGCGAATCGACAGAGCCAAGCTCGATATTCTTGTCATCCACCGTCACCGTGGTGGAATTGACCGTGGTCGTTGTCCCGCTAACAGTCAGGTTCCCTGTAACTGTCAGGTTATTGCTGAAAGTTGTATTGCCAGAGAGCGTCGCGCCACTAAGGTTGACTGTTCCCGTAAACGTTTTGTTGCCGGTAATCGTCTGTGCGCCAGTCAGATTGACAAAAGCACCATCACCGCCAATAGCGACAACACTGGTTGCACTGCCGCCAACGCCGCCAGTGCCAAAGCCGTAATACAGAATGCCATTACCGGCATCTGACTCGTTATACGCGAGTTCTGCATTTTCAAGGCTGCTTGGAGCTCCAGTAGAGCCACCGGAAGCGCGACGCTTAATACGAAGAGTGTTGGCCATGGCTAGAAGTTGCCTCCGTCGGTAAGCGTGGTGACCGTTTGATCGTTGTCAGCCCTAAACTGACCTGTGGCGGCGTCGTAATAGACGATGCTTTTGTCCACTTTAGCGGAATCATCTATGTTGAAATAGGGCACCGGGAAAGTGGCCTTTACAACTGTCGTGACTGGAGTTTGAACGACGGTCGAAGAGCCATCCTCTGTGACCGTGACAGTGTTTTTAGTCGTTGTGACATTGACTGTGGTCATGGCGCCGTGTATCCCTGGCTGACAGTAATGACTCCCTCTAGGTAATACTCTCTGCTGCCGCCTGCGTTCTCGAGCATTACGTCGTAATTCAGCTTGTCTGGAAATCCAGCAGTTTGAGTGTCTGTCAAGCTGATCGTGATTTCACCGTTCGTTCGATTCGTGTAAGCAATGCCAAAGTCTGCATATTTAGTAGTGCGCCCTCCATTCCAAGCCTGGGCGTATGCGGTATAGCCAGTCAAGTCAATGACGGCATCGTTGCCGTCCTTAAATTGCAGCAAAAGGCTGTAATCAGCCCGACGCTGGAGCGTAATGTTGTACGTGCCAGGCTGAACGGCCATAAGTGCACCCCAATAGCGTCACTTTAGCGGATCTTCTTTAGTGAAAACAACGGCCTACTCTGCGGCCATGGACAGCAAGGCCCACCCCATTACGAGCAAAACGCCAGTTGCGACTCCAATCAAAAAAGTCATCAATCAGGCTTAGTAGGCCATTCCATCGTATGAGGAAAGCCCTCTGCTGAACTGATGTCTCTTAAGGCTTGACGATAAGCCTTCCACTCTTTCTTCTTTTCAGTGGTCAAAGGGCTATCAGGCATTACAGCCCAATCGCAAGCGGCAAGCAGGCTGTCACGCTCTTTGCGAGCACGTACCGCATACTTTGCGTCAATTTCAGCGCGATACTCGGCCTCTTGCTCTGCAGCTGTTTTCTCGGCAGTTGCCGTGAAGGTTGGTGCTGCAACGAATTTCGTGAACCATCGCCCGCCAATCTCTTGAATTCCATCTCGTTGGCTGTACTGATATGGCCCAGACACTTCGGCTTCGGGGCCATTGAAAATGACGTCATAGCCGTAGCCGTCAAGGATTTGAGCAGTGATCTTCTTCGGGAAGCTCGTGCGTGAGTGCTCGGCCCTGAATTCATCAATTGTGATGACAGCGCCAGTTTCGCGATTACGGATTTCCATGGTGATCAGGCGATAGCAAAGAACAGATAGGACCCGCCACTGGCGTTCAAATCATCAGGTGCTGATGAAGTCACTGTAAAGCCAGAACTGAGAGGATCAATGTAGTCGGTGTTCGTGGTTTCCAAGTTTTTCAAGTTGAAGCGGGTAAAGGGATCATTGCCTGTTGCGATGCCTCGAGCCGAGTCCCAAACGTAAAAATGCCCAGACCCGTCAAGACGCCTGATCATGATGAAACGAGCGCCAGCGGTAAACCCACAATCAACGTCTACATCGTTGCCAGTGCCGGAATACGATCCAATTTTTGATACGCCATCAAGGCTTGCGAAAAGGTATGAAACATAGTTGGCAAGATAATTATTGGTTTGAGTACTATTGCCAAGCGTATATTGAGTGGCGGTCGGGCTTGTGTTGTTCCAATAACTGCTGCCAGTAAGCCAGTCGCTATTAAATTGGATTGCTTTTGTGTTGCCGGCGGCCTCCGCATAAATGTGCCACTGGGGGCCACCCCTGGCTTTCTGAATTATCAATTCAGGCACCACTCCAAGGCTGTGTTTGACAGCATATCCAGCTGATCCACTGGGATTGAACGTGACAATATCGAAAAATTTTGCCGCTCGCTTAAACATAAATGCAAACATTCCACTTGCATCAAATGCTGAGGCTCCGCCCAATACTCCTGTCTCAACATCAAAAGCGCCATAAAGGGTCGTGTACTCGCCGAGACCGCTCGTGATAGAGGAATCTAGCCATTGAAACTTTCCTCTTGAGCGATCTATCCACTTCCAGCCCTCAAGTGTTGGGTAGGTTGGATGATTTCGCCTTCTTGCTATCAAAAGGTCTACTTGATGATTAGCTTCAAAGACCTTTGCGCCTGCGCTGGCATTGAGGCCATTGGCGTCTGCAGTAAATACCTCTGTGCCAGCACTTGGCTCCTTATGAGAACGTCGAATTGCCATATAGATGTAAGTCCGCGAGGAAACATTTAACAGCGAAGAATTCATGGCCGTAAAGCCAGTTGCATTGAGATTGACGGCGTCGTCGATCGTCTCAGCAGCGAGAGTGTTTGCTTTAAGAAGCGCATCACTATCGTCATAGTCGCCTGAGTCTTGAGAAAGACCTCTCATGATGTCCAATACAACCCAGTCAGCGCCTGAATGAGAGGACTCTTTGACTATTAGCCATTGAGGCTCAAAGCCAAGGTCTACTGAAACATCAGTAGAGCCTCCTCCTGTATATGTGCCGCACTTGATTATCGCTTCGTCTTCGTTCTCGCCAAACGATTGATCGTCATGCGCAAAAACATAAGCGATGTAGCTGCCACCATTAGCGTTCACGCTGGCGTCGGTTCCAACAGTGAATTGAGTGCTTGAAGCCGCGCTGCTATTCCAACGAGTTGTACCGGTGGCTTTAGCTGCCGTACTGTTCAACACCAAATATTCGGTGCTGGCAAGACTGCGATGGTAAACCTGCCAGTCGCCTGCAGCGTCAGTCCTTTTCACCCAAATCATGCCTGGAGTGCTGCCAAGCCCATGATTTATGGTCTGAGCAGTTCCTGTTCCTGAGTACTCAACTACGTTGAAAAAACCTGGTTCTTGACGGAAGACCCATGCGCAATATTCATGTCCGCTGTAGTTGTATGCATTGTGCGTCCCTAAAGAGTATCCATCATTATTGAATGCTGTTACAGAGGCCGATGAAGAAGCCTCCTGGTCTGAAGTGTTCGTTCTTAATGCCTTTCCCGTCCCACCTTTTGTTGTAACTAATTCGTGATTAGTGGTACTACTTCTGTTCTTGGTCCAAACAAGTCCACCCTTGGCCGATAAATCAATGCCAACATCTAGACTTCTGGCTACACCAGTACCCTCATACAAGAACGAGTGAAAAACGTCATCTGAATACACAGGCCCCACGCTGCCAGAGCCAGATACTCCAAGCAGGGTGTTTTTATGGAAAAGGCTCATGAGTACGCGAGGGTGACGACGGCATGAATTGAAGTAGTAGTCCGAACGATATAGTCCAAACGATCTACTTTGTTTGCGCCTGCTGAGATTGTAGGGGCAGTTGCCCCCGCAAAATCCCAATAGGTTCCGAACGACAAAGTCCGAGAACCAGTAGCGTCTTGAACCAAGAAAATAGAACCTGACTGCCCTGGAGTCAGGTTTGTTGGGTTAGCCAGGGTGACATTTGTGCCAAGAGTCAGAGTGAAGTTATCGCTAGCCGCGAAGTCAGGCGTCACGGTTGCAGCGCTAGACAAGGTGTCAATCTCAGCGGCGGAGGCTTTCTTTGCAATGACACGCTGATCACTGTCAATTTGCAAAGCCTCGGTGCCATCAACCTTGAGGCTGATTAGTGACCCTGTCGTTGCCCCATTTCGGTCAGCTTCGAGAGTAAGGTTGCCGCCTGAGGCGGACACATCACACTCTGGATCTCCAGTAGCGTCGCTATCTGTAAGCCTGATGATTGGCGTCGCGCTTTCAACATCGAGCGTGACTGCTGGTGACGCAGTGCCAATGCCAGTGTTGCCACTGCTGTTAACCACGACGCGCTGCGTGCCGCCAGTTGCAATCGAAACTTCATCAGTTGCGCTGAAGTACAGACCAGTGTCTGTATCCGTTCCGGTGTAAAAACTTGGAGCGGATGCCGTTCCGGCAGGAAACTTGATCTTGCCGTCCGCGGAAAGTACACCCGTTACCGCAAGTGTCGAGTCAAAAGTTCCAGCACCTGCGCAATCAAATGTTCCAGGGACATCAACATTGCTGGTGAACTCAACGCCTGTTCCGGCAGCGTCGGTCTGCAGCAGTTGACGTGCACTACCGTTTGCCAGCTTGCTAACTGCAATCTCTGCGGTGCTGCTGATGTCTGCGTTGGCGATTGTGCCGTCAGCAATCATCGTGCTGGTGACTGTTCCCGTATCGCCTGACGAGACGAGAGTACCGCTGACATTAGGCAGCGACACGGTGTTATCCGCCGTGGGATCCACGACAGTCAACGTGGTTTCAAAGTTGTTATTAGTTGCACCCTCGAACGCAATAGTTCCATTAACACCGATAGAAACAGTGCCAGTAAGTGAAGGGCTGGCAGCTGAAACTTTTTCGCTGTCGACTTCTTCAATGGCAGCCTGAACAGTGGTCGAGCTAATTCCACCTGCAGCAGTGAACTGCACGTTTGATGCAGTCTGCGCAGTAACAGTGTCTGAAACGTCAATCTCGGTATAGACCGAGCCGGTAGACAGCAAAAAGTCAGGCGGATTCAGAGAAACGACCGGCGCAGGGGAGGAACCGGTGCCCGCCTCGCTGACAACTACGTAATAGCCTTTGTTGTCAGCAGCAGCCGCAGGCAATGCCTGCCCCACAGTGAAACCAGCAGCCGTACCTTCCGAAGTGACTGTCGCTACTTGGTTCAAGTTGGCGTCATAAGTACCAGCCAAAATAATCTCGCCAACGCTGACACCAATTGGCTGCCAAACGTTTCCGTCGTATAAAAATAGGTCTCCTGAAAGGCTGTTTAGATGCAGCTGTCCGATGAACGAACCCGAGTTAGGAGTAACTGATCCAATAGTTGCTGTAGATCGATCTGCAAGCTTTTCAGCTGTTACAGCATCTTCTCCAATTCGATCAGTCGGCAGGCCTCCACTTGTAATCTTGGAGGCATCCAAATCAGGGATGTCAGTTGCTGCAAGCGCTTCCGACGCTGTGACATGGCCTTGAGCGTCAAAAGTTACCTTCGCGGCAGTGCCGGTCGCAATGGTATTGGTATGACCAATAACGCCAGCAGCATCAACTCCTAACCCTGTGCCTGGGCTAACGGTCCCAGCAGTGGTTTCAGTGGCAACCGGGACATCGCCAGCCTGAATTACTCGACCACTAGTAATTAAGCCATTTGCGTCGTATTGAACGAGATGGTTGTCAGTACCCTCGGCAGTGACAGTGTTGTCAATGGTGATTGTGTTGCCAGACATCACCAAGCCGTTGCCGTTGACAATTACGGCGCCCTTGCTGGTAGCGGTGGCAGCGGGAAGGTCTGCACCGACAATCGCTCGATAACTAACGCTTCCTCCTGCTGCCGTTGGGCCTGCAAGAAACTGCGCAGCCGTAGAGGTGTCGTCCAGTGTTGCGCTAATCGTGACCGTGTCGCCACTAGTCGTTGCAACGATATTGACGTCGCCAGTCGTGCTGCCATTAACGACATTGATAGAGCCAGCAGCCTTGATCGAGTCCCAAGAAGACCCGTCATACACGTACGTCTTGTCATCGGTAGTGTCGACGGCCAGCTGGCCAATAAAGTCACCAGACGCCGGCAAAGCCGAGACTAAGCTCACGCTTGAATTGTTGGCCAGCTTGGCTGCCGTTACAGCCGAATCATTGATTTTGTCGGTCTCAACCGAGGACGAAGCCAGTTCTGCCGCATCAATGGATCCGGCAGAAAACAAGATTTTGGCGCTAGGGATTGTTGCGTCTGAGATAACCGTGACGCCATTCGCTATTAAGTCGCTAACCGTTAATTTTTTAGTTTCACTTGCACTGTCATCAACGACAGCGACTACATCGGCGGCGACCAGATCAGCCCCAGCAAGGCTGTTAAGGGCACTGATCTTGAGGTCGGCCATGGAAACTACGCCCTAAACCACTGGATGACCCTCATCATAGAGCGCTGTTTAGTCGGATTCCAGCATCACAGCGTCTGTTGTTCCTTGCTCAAGAAGGAGTGCGTCTGCATTCTCCTGAAGCAGCTTGCCAGGACTGTCAAGATCCATCCTGACTTCAATCTTGCCAGTCGTTATAAAGTCTGCAGTGATCTGCACTAGAGAATTAGGCGTAAACTGCACAGCACAGGCAGTCAAGACGCCAGTCACTTCGTACCAAATCGAATCATCAAGAGCGTCTGAGTAATTGGCCGGGTTGTAGCCACTGGTTTTGATGTAAAAACGAGCGCCAAAACTACTGCCAACCTTTGTCCTGAGCACTAGCTCAAGCAAGTAATGAGGCAGCTCTTTAGCTGTGTCACCCGTGTACTCCCACTCGCAAGCCATGCGACCAGAGCCAGACATCAGAGTTCCGATTCGATTGCGAAATTCATCTGCAAGCGTGGTGACATCAACGGTTTCACGCTCAGTGTTCAATTCGTAGCTTTGTACCCTGCCAAGAATCCGAAACTTGCTGTTTTGGACTACGACCTTGACAGGGAGATCATTGGCAGGCGTTGCAAGAGCCGTGGCATTAGTCAATCCACCGGCAACAGCATGAGCGAAAGTGTCGTAGAAACGAACGCCATCTAACTCGTCAACATAAATAAATTTTTTAACGCTTGTTTTGGTATAGCTATCAATAAAATCTAGCGCCGTATTGTCAGTACTAGTAATTTCAACTTGGTCGCCAGTCAGCAACTGGCCATGCCCAAAGTCACAGCTAAAGCGTCTTTTCGCAGGGTTTACGTCTGAAGGCTTAATTGTTACTCGCAGGTCTGTGCCATCAAACTGGCGCTTGAGTTCAACTTCGCCAAAAGTGCCTAGATAAACGCTCATGAGATCGTCACCGTAGAGAGCGCCCCAGTGCCCTGGAAGCTAATTTCGGCCCTCACGATGTCGCCAGTAGCGGCGCCAATGTTCGCGCTAGTGATGTAAGCAGTTAGCTTGATGTCGTTATTGTCCACTCCGTCGACCCAACGGAAAGTCAGCTCGACAGTATCGGTACTGCTCACTCCCGCAGTGCCTGTTTTGTAGAGCTTGCCTAGAAGATCACTTGTGTTGATTGAATTGTTGTCGTCCTTGTAATACAACAAGGTTGCACTGCCGGTGTACCCAGCAATGCCAGGAGTGTAGGTACGAATATTTTCGTTTAACGTCGTCGTTTCAAGCGTTTCAAGATTGGCGGACAGCGAAAAGCTCACGACTTTGGCAAGAGTCGTTCCAGCAAGCTGCATTACGCCATCTCTGCCGGTGTAAACCTTTGCCATTAGCTTGTCACCGCTCGTAATGACACTGTAACGCTGCTAATACCCGGACGCACTGATTGCAGTTGCGGCTCAGAGTCATAGCGCCATTTTGTGCCCGCAGGTGCATCTATCTTTGCTGCCCCTCCAGACCAGCCCTCAAACACGGCGGACGGCAAAGTGAATGTCCGAAACGTGCCAAGCCGATCGCTGTAATCGTCTAAAAACAGCTCTGCGTTGGCATCCGTGAGATTCTCATAAGAAAGACTCAGCACCGCATTAACACGTCGCGATCCGTACAGAATCCGAATCTCAGCGCCAGACTGCGAATTGAATTTCTTGTTTGGAAAGTCACCTGGCGAGAACTGACGGCCAGTTGGGGTCAACGACGGAAAAGCCATCACTCAAGAATCGTGAAATTGGATTCGGTAAGCACGTCCTTAGCCACGATGCTAACGCCAGACTCGTCAGTGGGCACTTCAACGGCACTAATGGAGACCAAGCCATCTTCCTCTAGGGTCAACTCCTCAATCTGATAGATGCTGTAATCGGTGCTGGTGCTGAGCAACGTAAAGAGCGAGCCATGATATGTCGAATCAGAGATTTGATTGCCTGAAATCACTAGCTCTGTTTCGATAACATCCTCGCTTCCAGGGTTGTAGACGAGCGCGTTATACGTACCATCTTCAATGGTCGTAATGCTGACCAACGTTCCAGCATCCGTGATGGCACCATTTGCCGCAGAACTGTATGTACTTGCCTCGGTGATCACTCGAATGTAAGAGCCCGGCTGAACGCCCAATGCGTCCGGCACCGTCTGGAAGCTGACAGTTTTCATCACGCGGCGGCGAACACTCATCAAGAACCTTGCTGTTCGCAAAGCCTGCTCACGATTCGTGCAGAACTCCGTCAGGTCAAAGGACTGCTCTGTAGTTGACTGCTTGTCTACGGACAAGTCCGCCCAAGTCATCAAGGCAGATGCTTGATAAGGCAAATTGTTTTCTACAGGTACACGCCAAGACACAAGCGCTCGAACGGTGGTGCGTTGCGAAACGTCGATGTATTGAAGCTTTAAAGAACCTTCGACGATATTGCCGGCAGTAAAAATCTGTTCAACCTCAATTGGCTGTAAGCTTATTTGATGGTTTGTTGGATCAAATGGCAACGCCGGTTGCATGCCAAAGCGGCCATTTTTGATCGTAAATGTGCAAAGCTGCAGCGGCGCAGTGTCGTACAGGAAGTTCCGGAAACTCTCGCTATCTTCCAATACGCCATCATAAAAAATGCCATTAGCCTGCAAGAATTTTGCAGTAGTGACTAGAGAGCTTTTGTCGACAAGCTCCGCCGGAACCAGATTGCCAACACCTTGAGCTTTATTGGTAAGCAGATAGTAGACAAGATCAGCAAAAAGATTGCTGGGATTTTTGTCGCCCTCAATCAAGCGATCAACAGGAATACCTGACTCAGACCACAAGCGAACTTGCTCAATACCTGCAATTTCGCCACTTGACTTGACGCTAAGCCCAAGTGTCGACATCCCGTCGTAGTAAGCGGGATTTTGATTCGTAATGAATTCGTCCACGTAGACGATTTCGTGTTCAGGGCCGCTTTCGTTTGACTTAGTAATTTCCGTGAAATGGCTGCAATCTGCAACTTGAGAATTGTGTTCAAACACTCTCTCGCCCGCTTGAAGCGAGACGGGACTCCCCACGGCCACAGAAGTGACCATGCAACCAAAAGTGACAGTGCTATAACTTCCAGCCTCTGACGCGGCTCTGACCTGGAAAGGGTTTCCACTTACATTTCTAGTGATATTGAATGTGTCACCCACATTGAAAGTGCCAGTCGATTTGACTACGTTGATGCCAATATTTCTGAAAATATAAGGACTCCCGGCGTTAGCCTGAAGGTACATGTCCCCAATATTTACACCCCTAACTCCCGAGATTGAAGTTGAAAAAACATTCAAAGTTATCGTCCTACCCCCTCCCGCGTTGACGGTAATATTTGCACTTCTGGTTTGCCCAGGGAAATTTCTTGCAAGGCCAAGAATTGAGGTAATCCAGGCGTTTTTGATCAAGTATGGACTGTAGTTATTGGCGTATATTTGCGTGACAGAAATCGAAGCCGCAGCAGTACTGGCGGCAAGATTGACAGCAAGAGCCTCTGGGGTGGTTTGAAGTTCATCGTTTAAACGCAGCGATTTAATTGAAACTTCTCGACCCTGAGTAGTGAGCCTGAATGCACCATATGGCGTGTCATAATCGCGGCCAAATCCGGCGCCTGCATAAGGAGTGCCATCACTAGAGTCGAGAACAATTGCAGTATTAGTGTCAATACTGTTGATCGCAATGTCTGAACCAGTACGGGGAATTAGGCGATATTCATAAAAACCTGAAATCCTGGGCCTAATTCGCAAGAAGTTGTACTGACTGATTGGAGCGCTACCTTGAACGCAAAACACCTCAGGCACGCGCACCCAAGTTTGCTGAGCCTGGCCATATTCCTGGACAGGTCGTACCCAAAGGGAGAAGCAAGAGGTTCTTTTGAAGTACTTGCTAATTCTTCCCGTCTCGAGAACAGTATCACTTTCGTCAAGCCTAAATAGCTCCTGTGGAGAAGGAATGGCGTTGAAATTGCAAAGCCCGTCCGCCTTATTCCAAACTTGACTCCTGATGCCTAGCTCAATGACATCTGCATCTTTTCGGACAGGACGAATTGTTGCAACATTCAATCGACAAACATTAAAAAATGCTGCCCCGCAATGCTTTTCATCGTTATGTACATCACCTTCGTAGCCGCCCAACGGCTCTTCAACTGTTCTTCTTCCCGGGATGCCAAATTTTGAAACACCTAGCAGCGCGACACACTCGAAAGTGATGAAAGTTTGCTCGCCAGCAACTTGACGAGAGGTGACAACCCAAGTGCTATCGCCAATGATCCACTTCGTTCCAATCGCAAGAAGAAGCGATGCTCTTTCGCGCCAACTTTTTGCCTGGGCAATCAAGTCCTTTAAGTTAACCTCAGTCCCCCTAAAGTTTGCGGCGGCTAATTCTTCCCAGACCTGATTGCGGTTGTCAATTTCAAAAACAGCCGTATCCCCTTGGTTGACTGTAAGGATTGTCCTGTTTTCGTACTGAGTTCCGTTGTGTGAAATAAAACCCATATGGCGCGAGTAAGCTCTGCCAACGCCAGGCATGCCCGCCTCTTGGTTTGGTATATGCAAAACGTCAGCAAGTGTTCCAGCAATCTTTCGCCGTTCACACTGCTTTTGCGACCTAGCATCCTTATTGTCCTCACCCAGAGTGCTTACGAATGGAGCGCTGACAACTTGCCAGTTAAAGCGAAAGGCGCTGCCATTATGGATTGGTGTTGACGTGCCGAATGTTGTATCGCCACTTGGCGTGTAAGCCATTGAAAAGCCATTGCTGAACTGACCGTCATTGGTTGGCGACGTGAAAATTGGCCTGCCAGAAGTTCCAGTGGCGCCAGGCCCCTCGGTTCCGTAAATCAACCTTGAGGGCCGATTGTTGCCAGCGTTTGACGACCAATAAAGTGCAAAATCTCTATTGCCAAGGGCATTCATTGCCTGAGTACCAAGCAGTATTCCTGCCAAGTCCGGCGAATCAATACCATGCTCACCGGTAACGTAAATGCCTTCGTACGCCTGATAACTGCCATAGGCATATAGGCGAGACCAAACCAAAGCAGGGACAAGAATCAAGCCGCCAGTGGTCACTCCATCCGCACCAATGCCGCGCTTGCCGAAAGGGATTGGAATTGGTTGATTAAGCTCCGCAAGGCTTGGAGCATTGTCAAAAGCAGTTGTTTGATTGAAGCGACTTGGACCAACTTGGTCAGCAAGCTTTTTCTTTTTTATCTTGCTGCCACTTGCCTCCAAAGAAGGGACGTTTGGAGCAAGCAGAATGTTCGCGGCTGTAAATAATGCCCCGATAATGAGGTTGATGAGGATCGCCTCGCCAACACCTGTTCCAAACGCAACAACATCAGGAACATGTTCGTACTCAGCAGGACGCACCCGCGCCTTCTGCATTGCATAACGGACTAACTTTTTATACTCGTCCTCAGTGCAGCCAATCGCCTCAATTAACGACCTTTCGTACGGTAAGAGCGGCGGATCAAAACCTTGTCCACCGGCTTCCAGTCCACCGCGGAAAGGGAATTGTTGATGTACAGGACGCCGTTCTGCCATAAGACTCCAAAGGCCAGCGGCCTGACGCCCAGCAATGCTATGTCTCCATCATAACTAGGGCAATCAAGCCGCTCACAATAATGATTGAGCTCTCGAAGCACTTGGCGCGGAGTCATGGTGTACCAGGCTTTTTTAACGCCTGGGTTCTCAATGCCTATCTGATCCAAAGCATCAATGACAAGATGAATACAGTCGTTCTGGCCATAGCTGTAGCTACGACCAATTAGATGGCTACACACGAACTTGAGCAGTGAAAGGAAGACTGCCAACTTGCTGCCGATACAAGCGGCGTCCAGGCACGTTGGTCTGCACGGCGTCCAATACGGAAGTCAATTTGACCTGAATTGCAGTGTCATCCCAGCCTCCAACGGCACACGCCCCAAAGTATTCGTACAACGTTCTCTCGATCGCATAAGTGGAGGAGTCCCAAAGCACAGTCGTCACTCTTGCGACATAGGTATTGTCCAAGGCCTCTGTGACGAAATTCCTTGTAATCCTGGTGTTCGCGAACTGAAGAGTGGCTTCAAGATTGTCGCCTGACAAGGACGCAACCGCCCCTCCAAAAGCGAACGGCAAGAAAGACCGATCATTCACCTGGTCCGCAGGAGAATAGTTTTGAAAGCGATATTGACTCAGATTGCCACTAGGCCCTACATCCAAGAAATGCCCATAATTGAATTCCATTAGACAGCCAGCCTCCTACGAGTTGCAGATGAATTTTGCAGCTTTCTCATGGCTCTTTGCTCGCCCTCTCGAGCGCCTTGCGATGCGGCTTGCTGCATACCAGCCTGGAACTCTTGAGCGGTCACATAATCCACGCTGTTGATTCGCTCGACCTTAAAGCGCACATCAATTGGTGCGCCAGCGATTGAACCGCCTCCGCTAGAAGCGCTTGAGCCCGGGCTGTCTGGAATTACGCCAGGGCCGCGAACGCCACGTGAATACCGCGCCATGCTTTCACGCATTTTCGACTGGGGAATGATGTACTCCGGCTCGCCACCCTCTCCAACCATTCCAAGAGTTGGCTGGCTAGCCACGCCACCTTGGCTAAACGCCTTAAAGCCGCCTTGCACATATCCTCCGTTTGCATAACCCGGAATCATTCCACCCCCGAAGAATGACGGGCCTGCAACGGACATATCTCCATAAGCACTTCCAGGAACAGCACTCGCTCCGCCACCAGAACCTGCTGCGAAAGAGCTAATAATGAATCTCACAAACTGCAGCGCAGCAAGCTTGACCGCCTCTGCCGCGATCTCAGCCGCCATGTCCATGAAATGATTGGCAACACTCTTGAAGAAGCTGGCAAGAGCTTCACGCGCTGTCATTGAGCCATCAATGATCCCTCGGAAAGACGTCTTGAACGCTTCACCAATAGCATTGGCGGCTTCTTTGACTTGATTCAGAGGATTAATGAGTTTTTTGAGCGCATCTTCTTGATTTTTGATCGCTTCCTCTAGACCTTCAATAAACGTTTTTTCCTTAATAAGACCTTTTAGGTTGCCTTCCGCCTCCGACTTGTCGCCCTCTAGCGCTTTTTTCCTGCGCTCTAAGGCATCAATCTCATCTTCAATTTGCTGCAAACGCTTATCACTAAGGCCCGTAATGGCCTTCTCTGCCTTCAAGTTTTCAATTCTTGCATCAAGTGTTCGCAGTGAAGCCTCGAACACTTTTTCAAGATTTACAAGCTCTTTTGCCAGTTCAGGGATGATGCCTTCCGAAAGAAGACGCTTGTACATCTTCTCTCCGTTGATCTTATCCTTAACTCTTTGGACAATATTTTCTATGGGGCGTTTCGCCTGATCATATGCTTGGTTGATTCTTTCTTGCAGCCTAAACCTTTCCGCCGCCTGGCGATATTGCTCTTGTTGCAATCTATAGAGCTGATTAGACGTGCGGATTCTTATCTCTTCAAGCTTGACAAGTCTCTTGTTCGGCGGAAGAAGATTTGCAGCTTCTCTTGCGAGCTTTGCGGCCTCCTCGATCTGCTGCTTTGTCAGCACAAGGCCGCGCTCTCGCAGCCCAAGCTGTGCGATAAGCGCGTCCCTTGTAGCCGCATCAATATCTTTGGGTGGCTTGCCAGCTTCTGAGCCACCGCCCTCATCTTTAACTCCAGAAGACTTCGTGCCTGTTTTGTATGGAACAAACTCTGGAAAAAGTCGATTCCGAAGAGCCTCCCTGCCCGGAACAGTGTCACCAGTTTGCTCGCGCAAAATCTGCTCGCCGGCCCTAACTGCCTCGCCTTTCCTAAAATTAAACTCTTTGAAGAACTCCTCCCCAAACTTATTGGGCTGGAAATATGGGCTGTAATACTTACTTATAGACTCCCCTACTTCTGTCCTGGTTTTTTGATCATCGAAACCAGCAGCCTGCAATGCTCTTTGGCGCCTATTGAATTTTCCAATTGCGTCGACTCCACCTGTGAAAGCATCTAAAACAGGCTTCAAGAAGCCGATGTTTCTCTTGATATCTTCAAATACAAACTTGACCTCTAGTGCAAGATTCTTAAAAGCAATAACAGAGTCGACAACAAAGTCTTGGATAGTCCGCTTGTTGTCATTGAAGAAGTTCAGGAGGTCAGTGCCAAAATCTTGGAATTTGGCGCCGACTTTTTGGAAGAAGCCCCCATAATTTTCTGCTGCCTCTTCAAGAGCAAGACTCAGTCGCGCGCCAGCCTTTTCTGGGCCATCGCCAATCAACTGAGCAACTTTGTCGTAATCAAGTAATTGCTTCCTGGAGAAATCAACAAAGTCAGAAATCTGAACAGTGCCTGCCTTCAAGTCTGCGGCAAGCTGAGGCAAAGACCTGCCAGTTGCCTCGGCAAATTTTGCAACAGCTCCTGGCAATCTTTCACCGATTTGCCCTTGCAGCTCTTCTGCGCTCAGCTTGCCTTTGGACAGAACTTGAACAGTAGCTCGAATAATTGCGTCAATATCTTGTTGAGATTTACCAAAGGCAATGCCAGAGGCAACGAGCCCCCTAAAGATTGTCTCTGTCTCTTTTAAGGTTAAATTGTTGGCCCTGGCTGCAACAGCAACTTGGGAGAAGCCGCCAATTGTCTCTTTAAGACTTACGGCGTAATCACGGCTAATGTTTCTTGCAACCTCCAGAAGCGTGTTGTATTCTTCCTGGCTGGTAGAGGCAAGCGCCAGCGTTTGCTTTGAAAGGTTTAGCTGAGTATTTATCTCTGCAATTTGTCGGCCATAGTCGACAAGAATGTTCGCCGAAGCGCCAAGGCCGCCACCAAGCGCCGCTCCACCTGGGCCGCCAAGCAGGAAGCCTCCAATCGAGCCCAACGCGCCAAGAGGACCGCCAAAAATGGCTGACGAAGCGACAGCGCCTGCCCCTTGCAGCAAGTTAGCCTTGCTGAATCGGCCAGTAGTTTGAGTTAACTTGCCAAGCCTATTGTCAAGCGCCTGGATTTGCCTGGATACCTGGCGGAACTCGCGGCTAGTGGGATCAAGAACATTCCTTAGGTTTTCAAAAGCAACTCTTTGCCCTTGAAGGCTCGAAATACTATTTCCACCTGCACGAGCAGCAAGATTAATGTCACCAGCTACCTTGCGATAACTGTTGCCCATCATCTCAACTTCACGTGCCATTCCAGCAGCTGAAACCTGCCCAATGGACTTGTAAAGGTTGCTTAGCTCACGGACAGGCATCGCTGGCGCAGCGATGTGAGCCCCTAGGGCTGCGTTGTATTCAGCATCCGCCGCCGACTGATTAGCAAGTAAACGTTGCTTTCTGCCGCGCGAGCGCTCGGCTAATCGTTCAGCCCTTCGTTGCTGTTCAGTGACACCTTTGATGGCCTCAACGCGCCTGCTGCCAATATCTGCAAGCTGCTTTTCAATGCTAAGAATTTCTTGCTGAGTTTCTCTATACTTATTGCTAGTAAAATCAAGGTCTTGAAGCTCAGTCTTGAGCTCTGAAATCCTTAAAGAAAGTGCAGCCGTTGTTTTTGGCAGGGCCGTGTCAATATTAATTATTGACCTTTTGTCGACAACTCCACCGGCAGCTGTTTGCGCGCGAGCGATGACACCTTGACGCGCCTGTGCCTGCCTGAAAGAATCCTCACGCTCTTGTATCTTGCGCAGCTGCAGAACGTATTCATCCGTATTGACCTTTAAATCAGCCAGGTCCTTGTTTAGCTGATTTATTTGAGCGCTAAATGCAGACGGCTTCCTTGCCGGATACTGAGCTAAGAGCTGAGCAGCAGTGGCAACTTTTTTACCGGTCTCTTCAGAAGTGTTCCCGACAGATTTCAGCCTTTTCTCATATCTCTCAATGTCCCTTGCTAAATCGTTGTAAGCCTTACCGCCGATTTGTGCTTGCTCTCTTAGCCCTTTCAGCGCAGCAATTTGGCCTTTAAGTGTTTTTTCGCTCGAGCCAACAACTCTGGCGTAATTTTTAATTCCACTGGTTAACTTCTCAATATCCTTATCCGACAGCTTGGTCGCTCTGGAGAGCTCACGCAAAGACCCTTTCAAGGCACTTACGCCCTGAATGCCGTCAACGCCCAGCTTGATTAGAAGGTCGCCAACAGTCTTAGCCATCTGCCTTCTTGCTGAATTCGGTCAGTGCAGCGGATTCCATAATGCGGAGACCCTCTAACACCTCGCGGCGGTTCTCCACATCATAAAGGTCAAAAAGGCCCCCGGAAACCAGCAAGACTTCATACTTCAATCCAACGTATCCGGCCATGCTGACTGTCCACTGGGTCTGCATCCGCAAAAACATCATCACGATGTCCCAGTTTTCGTCCCAAACATCAAAGTCCTCTGACTCCTTCTCCTTGGGCTCAGGCAAAGTCAGGCCAAAGGCGGCAGCATCGTCTTGAGTACTATCTTCGATCCGCTTACCGCCAGAAGCCCAATAGACAGCAGCCTCCTTTAGTTTCCCGCTTGCGCCTCGGCGTAAGTTTTGGTGTAGGCAGCAAGAACTGCCTTCAACCAATCGACGTCGTCCGCGAAATCTTCAAGTTCAGCCTCTGAAAATTCAATTGGATCGCCGTCCTCATCGTTAACGCCCTCCCATCCAACAAGGACTCTCTTGAGCAAAGACACGCCTTCCGACTCAGAAACGCCCTCAAGCTCAGAGATCTTCACTCGCTTAAAGATGGCCGTAAACTCCGACTTCTCAAATTTGCCGGGCTTGGTGTCGCTGGGCTCTTGAACTTCAACAGGCCACTTGAAGGTTTTTACCTTCTTACGAACAAAAGCCATCAGATAAATCAAATAAGCTGGCTCAGCATACACAAAAAAAGGGAGCCCGCAAAGGCTCCCTTGATCTCTAGAGCCTAAGGCTTAGGTGTAAACGATCTCAAGCTCGTCATTGCCTGACGTGCTCGGCACCGCAGTGAAAGGAATTTCCAGCATCGCAATACCGTCAAGGTCCCCGTAGGAAACATCAGCGATATCAGCCTTAGCCGTGTCAACCTTCACTTTGTTGCCAGCAGTAGTGCCATGGGTGAATTCAATGATTCCCAAGGTGTCGTTCAATGCTGTCGCGAAGTAGTCCTTCGTCGCAATGGTGACGGCCTCAAGCGAAACATTGCCGCTCATAGAGCGATCAACCAGCAGCACCTCAGCAGTAGTAGAGCCAACGAGTTCGCGATAAACGATCTCATTGCCAATATCCAAGCTGAAGCTTGAAAGCCTTGCAGTGGTCAGGCCCATCACGTTCACGCCTGTAGTGTTCCCCTTCTTGAAGATCAAAGGAGTCGCTTGATCGGCGTAAGTAACAGTTGGCTGGGTGCTGTCGTCTGGAGCGACATAAATTCCAGTCATCGTGAAGTCGATGGTTGGAATTTCGCCAACGTTGGCGTTGATCGAGAAAGTGCCCCGAGCGCCTGTCACCTTGTGACGGACACCATCAATGTTGTAGTGGATAGTGACCGAATCAAAGCTTGCACTGACCGGGTCATAAGTGACACTCGTGTTGGCGACAATCGTTTCAGAAAAGCCGCATGCCTTGAGAGCTTTGCCATAACGAGGCGCAGTACCAGCGGTGCCAGAACCTGCAAGCTCAACACTGAAGGAGCACTCGACACGAGTGTTTGCCAGAAGCTGCTCAGACGCGCCCAGATAAGGGCGAATCAAATCACGGCTGACAATATCACTTTGTTGAGGAGTGATACTCAGATCACGAACCAGTACTGCGTCGGCCCCATCGGGAGCAGCGTCAGTCCCGTAGGTCGTCTCCTCCTCGATCAGAATCAGGCGTTTGCGTGTTAGCAGTGCCATCGGTTTGTTCCTGGGATGAAGTTGATGAAGACGGTCGCTTGATCAGAGTGCGCTCGCCCGTTTCTGGGTCCAGCAGATAAGTTCCGCCTTCTCCAGTGCGTTCACTAGTCATGGTAAATGGAAAGGGTGGTTAGGTTTAACCTAGCTCGCTCGTATTACTGGGTCAGGTCATCAACCTCGGTCCTATAACGGATCTCAAATTCACAGCTGATAATTCCTGACGGCTTATCTGACTCAATAAACTCAAACTCAGTCCTTGTTGGCACAACATCCTGAGCATGACCACCAAGAGTTAAATCGGCCATTACCTTGCTGTGCAACGATTCAATCGTGTCATCCGCCGCTTGGTCAGGGATGTCTGCCCTTTCGATGACTGTAATCCTCACAGTCATCGTCCAGTCCAGCTTTGGCAAGCTGAGAGTCTGCGTGCAAACATCCCGTATTGGTTGAACAATGATCGCTGGCGATTCAGCCCTGGCTACTGGGTCGACACGCGTGCGGTAAATCCTTGTGCCTACGCCGACCGTGTCTGTAAGGGCAGTTTTGATTGCGGCAAGGATGTTCTCGCGCTTGGTAGTCATATGCCTGGACCAGGGTCACGCTTATTCTGCACGATATACACAGCACGTTTGTAGAAGAAGGAATCAGTCTTGCCGGACGCCTCTAGGGCTTGTTTGACACGGACCCAGTTTTCATAGGTCACTTTGTCCAACAATCAGTCCTTCATTAACATCACACGCATAATTTTACCGTCGTCAAGCAACATTGGCTCGCGAACCGTGTAATCAACGCTCTCAACAGTCATAGTGTCGCCACGTTTAACAGTCGAGAAATCAGAAGTCTTGACCACGACCGCGTAGTCAGTCGTCAACACGACTCCGTCAGCAATGATTTCATTCGGCGACTCAAAGTATCCAACGCCTTCCTTTGAGCCAAAAACTACTGGCACCGTGAAGCCCGGCGTGTCGAAGAAAGCGTCAAGGTCTTCGGTGAATGAAAGTGCCATATGAAAAAGCCCCCGCATTGCGGGGGCGGCGAATCAAAAATCAGGCGTACTTCTTCTGGCCCAAGCCAGTCACGCTCACAGCGCCTGCGCCAGTGCCACCGGCAACAGTGATGACCACACGCGCATAGCGGTTGATCTCATCAGTGTTGACGACAAGACTCTCGACGAGAGCAGTGTTTGCCGTCGTGGTGGTAAAAGCAGCACCGCTGACGTCAGTAAAAGTGCTGTTGTCAGAAGAATCCTGCACCTTCACGGCGTAAGTAACGCCGGACCCACCAGCCTCAGCATCAAGGATGAGGGTGATGTCGCCTTCATAATCTTGAAGGTCAACGCCAGTTTCATTGCCAGTTGCAGTGACAACGTCGTTAGGCGCGAACGACAGGACGGTAAAACTCCGTCGTGTGTTACCGACGCTCATGATTCCTTAGTCCTCTTGCGAGTAGTGGTCTTTTTGGGTGGACAAGAAGGCGCTTCCTCCTCAGAAGGCTCTTCCTTGACGACTGCCTCGCCCTTGTGCTCGACAGCTTTACCAAGCCCAAGCAGGATGCGAGCGTCTTGATCGCTGACCTCCAAAATGGAGCCCGCCATAGCGGGCTCACCGGAGATCATCACTTGCCTCAGAATTTCAACCTTCATGAGTCAGAAGCGATGGAACAAATCACCTGTTATCAGGTGCCCAGGCAGAAGGCGCCAGCCTGCTTGACAGCGAAGTCAACATCTTGCAGGGCAATGATGCGGACGGTGCCAGCAGTTGCTCCGGCGTAAGGATCCACGGTCAGATCCAGGCCAGACCACATGCCCATGATCAGCATGCTGAAGTCGCCGAACAGAGCATCGTTGTTCTGCAGCTGGTTCGACACGATCACGGGGTAGCCGTTGATCTCGTCGTTCTCGTACACGAACTGAGCAGTGCCGGTTGCCTTCTCGGTGCTCTTCAGAGCGCCACGGGCAGATGCGTTGATGATGTAACGCAGGGAGCCAGCATCAGCGTTAGCGGCAGCCACATCGGTTTCCATGCCGATGTACTCAGCGAAAGTGCCGAAGGTGGTAATGGTCTGAGAACCAATGCCGCTGGTGTTGTTGATACCCAGAGGCTGGTTAGAAGAACCAGTGCCGTAGATGCCAACGCGATCCAGTTCCAGAGCGATCACGCGAGCCAGGTCATCACGGACCATGGCTTCCACGTCGATGCTGGACTGAAGCAGCAGGCGACGGGAGTAGTCGACAAAGGCGCCACATGTCTTAGGAGACATGTTCACCTGATCGATAGCCTGTTGGCTTTCGGTCGGCGAAGCGTTCTCACCCACCCAGTACGCGGTCGCTGCCGACGTTTGGCGAGGAATAGAGATGTTGCCTTGCAGGCCGCTCAGAGTCGTCATGCCGGCTTGAGCCAGAGCAAGGCGATTACGGAGCAGGTCGATGAAGCTGCCAGAGAGCAGTTCATCATCAACAAGGTTGCCGCCAGCGGTGGCAGTGCCAACAGTCAGGTCGCGACGCAGGACCTCGTTAGGCACCACAATGCCGTTAGAAGTGCGCTCGTACTGCTTGGCAGCAGCCTGGCCAACTTCGATCTCGAATTCGGCTTCACGACGTGCGCTTTGATCGCCAGGGTTGGCGAGATAGTTCAGAGCGCGGATGAAGCTGAAACGCTTGACTTCCTTCTGGGAAAGGCCGACATCGTTGGAAGTGACATCGGCAGAACGGATGGGTTGTTCCACTTGACGGGTTCCGATTTTTTCGAGGAATGCAGCACGAGCTTCATCGAGGGAGTTGTCTCCGTCGATCAGTTCTTGTGCCAGGTCTGCCATACGGTGCTGAGCACCCAGGGCGTTGATGGCGGCAACGCGGTCTTTCTCAGCCTTTTTGGCCTCCGACCGGATCACCTCCAGGTTGGGAGTTTGTTCTTCCATCGCAGGAGCGGGTGTAGATGCGGTCGTGACC